TGTATAAGACCGATATCTTCAATAATCTTTTTAGGGATATATTCTAAAGTTTCTGTAATAGCTCCTACAGTTTGATTATAAGATTCTACATTCAAAGCATTGATAACACTTTGAAGTGAAGGTAATCCGATATTACTATTAAATGTTTCTTCAAATCCTGCTGTAACGCTCTCAGTATTCAATTGTTTAATTTGTTCAACTTCAGTTGGTGTTAAACTATTTGTTGTTTGTAATTGGTCAACAAAAGAGTTTGTAGTTTTTATATATTCTTTTTGAATTTCTGAAGACAATGTTTCAACGGTTGTGATACCTAAAGGGTCATCAAGTGTTATTACACTGTCTGTATAATCAGCTGTAGCTGGAAACGACTGAACTTTAGTTTCCGAAAAGGGTTTAACCAGCTCTTTAAATTGGTCTAGAAAATTTGTGGCTCTACCGACATCCCCGAAAATTGTATAAAGATTATCCAAGAACATTAAATCTTCATAAATTCCTAAAGCCCCTGCGGGAAGCAGAGATGTTACAGGAATACTTAAAAGAGACCTGATACCCAAGTTTTTAATTTGTTCGAACATATGATAGTTGTTAAAGAAAGATGTTGCCATGTTTTGAAGCTCTATTAAAGAAACGCTTCCAGTATCAAATTGAGCTAATAAATCGTTCAACAAAGCTCCTTGCATCTTCCTAATAACAGAACCATCTGCAATATTATTGATTGCTAGAATACCTGTATCAGCAAGTCCGATATAGCTTTGTAAAACTGATTTAACATTACTAGGAATAAATTCATAAATCTTTGACATGGTTAGCAACGCATTTACGGTTGTTACCATTTGAGTGGATAGAGAAAGCTTGCTTGAAATTTGATTAAGCTTATTCAAAGTAGACGGATGTTTTCTAAGAAAATTTCTATCATTTTCCATGAACATATAATCTGTGATATAGTTTTGTTGAATAAGTTTACTACGACTAATAGCACCAGTTAAAATGTCTAGATTAGTTGCGCTATAGCCTGTACTTGTCAGAGCTTTTAAGGGTATCTGAGGGATTGATGATAAAAAATCAGTTAATGCCATTAGAAGGTTTCACCACTATTGCGCTGATAATATTGTTCTCTCATATCCTGAAATTGTAGATTGACATTAAATTCTGGAATAGCGTCCATCATGTCATATCCTCTATCTAATTGAGAAATGTTTGTAATAGAACAATCGAAGAGAATAGCTTTATAAACCATTTCATCTCTATTGTTATATTGAAGAATCTCTATATTTCTAACGTAATCTTTATAATATTTAACACGTAAAGAAGCTCTGTTGATGTATTCATTACCCCAATCAACAAAATATTTTCTTTCTTTTTCAAATTCTGTCTCATAAAAAGTTAACATGATTTGAGTAAAAGTTTTGTTCTCTAGAACAGGGTATGTAAGACCGATTGTATATCTTCGCTCTTGGTAGAATTCCCAATTAACGCCGGGAACTTGAACAGCAGAACAATTATAAAATACATCTCTTGCATTTTGGTCTTCAGCACCATTTTTAAAGATGCGTATCTCGTAACGAGTTGGTTTAGCCAATGCGTTTTTATTGATTTGAGCAATCATTTCAGTAAGGGATGAACTCATAAAATCTCCATTTATATAATATTTATACGCATAAATATAATATGCCTACAGTAGATAGAAATATTCGAGAAAATACACTTTTAGCAAAGCTTACCAAAGCTGCTAGGGATAAAAAATTTCAGAGATTTTCTGAAGATTCATACAAGTGGTTTCAAACTCGTGTAAAGTTTTTGGGTAATGCTAAATCGTGGGCGGCGATTCTTGCTGATAGTGCTGCTACTGGTAGTATTAAAACAGTTGGTACGATTGAAATTGGTAAGATGTATGCGTTTATGTATCTTGCTAAATGGAGAGATGAACTACCTTACTGGGATGCTTTTCCACTTATTTTCGTTGTTGGTCCTGCTCCAAAAGGTTTTTATGGTATAAATCTTCACTATCTTCCAAATACAATCAGAGCAAGGTTGATGGATAAATTATTAGATATTTCGAACAACAAACGCTTTGATAAAACTACAAAACTTCAATTATCATACCAGCTTCTAAAAGCCACAGAAAGTTTGTCTGAATTCAAGCCATGTTTTAAACACTATTTGAATGACCAAGTTCAAACGAGTATGATGGAAATTCCTGCTAATAAATGGGAAACTGTTTTATTCTTACCATTCCAAAAATTTATGAAAGCTTCTTCGGCAAAAGTTTGGAGAGAATCCAAAAAGAAGATTTAGAATATAGTCATATGTTTCAGATGGTCTTCGGTGATAATTTTAAACATATAATTATGCGTTTCACAATATTTCAAAGTTGCAGACCATTTATCCATATTTCTTATATAAGATTCACAAGCCACTCTATAACCTTTAGTAACTCTCTTAGGCTTTTTAGGAGGAACTGTTTGACTTTTCGGTTTGATTTCTAAAAGATACTTATGACGAGTTCCGTCAGGATGAACAACCAATACAATAAAATCCATAAAATATTTGTGCATTCTACCATCAAGGGAAGATTTGTAAGGAATCACTTTTTCTTCAGAACCCCATTTTTTTACAATTGGACATTCATCTAGATAGACCATGACTCTACGCTCCCAGAGAGACCGATATATAACATTCGTAGGGTCTCCTACGTACTTCGATTTATTTTTTGGGGTATATTTCCCCGAATATGTTTTGACCATTTTGATATAAATATTAGATACAAGGATATTTATATAAATATGGCACTCCCAACCTACAGATACCCATTAGATTTAGGTGATAAAGCGGATACACTTCCGTTTGTCCAGTTCAGAATTATTAAATATAATGAAAGAACTCTTATCAAAGATGCTCAACGAGTTTCATCTCTAGCAGAAGCTTATACTTCACCAGAGGTTAGAAAACTTGACCAAAATATTCAAGACAGTATTAAAAAATTAGACCCATCTGCTCAAGCATTTTATGAGAAGAATAAACAATCAATTATCAATTCAGCTTCGAATCCATACGAGATTCAAGAACTTTCTAATATCTTCTTACCGCTTCCAGAAAATTTACAAAATACTTATAGTCCTCAATGGAACATGGAAGACATGATTATCCTAAATGGCATTAGAGATACCATTGATGCACTTGCAAGTGGTGATATCGGACAGGCTATCAAATCTGGTGCTGGTGGCGTTTTAGCAGCTGCAAGCTCTAACAATGGTGGTTTGTTATCTCAGAAAATTGGTGCATTAACACCTAATCCAAAAAAACAAGCATTGTTCACAGGTATCGAGCCAAGAAATTTCGTCTTTGAATATATCTTCTCAGCTCAAAGTAAACAAGAAGCAGAAGTTATTGAAGGTATCGTTAAAACATTAAACAGATATTCTCTACCTTCCCTAGAAGACCCAAGAGATGCATTCTATAAATTCCCAGCAGAATTTTCAATCAAGTTTCACAATGTAAAAGGTTTCCCTGATATTTCATGGTGTGTTTGTAAAGGTATTTCTACGAACTATGCGCCCGGTTCAATGCAAATTTTAGAAAGCGGTCATGCTATTCAAATTGCGTTGACGATGACATTTGAAGAAACCAGCTTAAGAACACAAGAAGATATGGGGCTATAATGGAATACTTCTCACCATTTCCTTTAATTACACGAGACAGTCAACAACTTACAAATATTACTGCAAGAGCTAATATTCTAAAAGATATTAAGACCAATCTTTCAATGTATCAAAACTATCTTGTCGGAGACAACGAAAGACCAGAAGACGTTGCTTATAAGTTTTATGGTGATGCAAATCTATTTTGGGTAATCCTTTTATGTAATGATATTGATGACCCTTATTATGACTGGGTTTTAAACGATACAGAGCTTAATGAATATCTTGTAGATAAATACGGAAGTCTCAACGCAGTGTATGCAGTTAAATGGTATGTAACGACAGCTGGTTCGACTTTAGGGGCGGGTGTAGTTGTAAACTTCGGAACTCCATTTTCAACACCAGTTACAAATTATGATTATGAAACTCAGTTAAATGAAGAAAGAAGAAAGATTAAAATCTTAAAAGGTACTTACATTTCACAACTCTTATCAGAAATTAAAAATATTTATTAATGGCAATTTCAGTAGATAAAAAATCAGCAGAAACACCTATTTACGAACTACTTACTTTAACTACAGTAAATGGTCAGCAAATTGATGTCTTAACTCAAATGTTAAACATGGAAATTTATGAGGATATTTTCTCACCAGTTATTACAGGTTCTATTACTCTATTAGATAATATTAACTTGTTTTATAAACTTCCTATCTGTGGTGAAGAAAAACTTACTGTAAAGTTTAGGTCTTGGAATTATGACCCAGCTGGTAATCAACGAGTAAACTATTTTCACAGAACATTCGATATTATTAAGATTACAAATGTCAATCAACTTACAGACTATTCTATGCAATATACACTTCAATTTGCATCACCAGAATTAAAGAAGAACGAAACCACACATATTTCAAAAGCTTTTAAATCTCAAACGATTTCTAAAATAGTCGCTAATATCATGACGAATGATTATGATGTCGATGAACCTACTGGACTTGGGTTTCCAACAGAAGAGCTTAACGAGCCTTGGGTACGTTCCCCATTCGTCTCAGATAACGATATCGAAGTTCAATATCAAAAGATTGATGAAGATGATAGCGTAGAACTTTTTGTTGAAAAGACAAAATATGAAGAACCTTGTATCACAATTCCTTACATGAAACCATTTGAAATTATCAACTGGCTTTCGCAAAGAGCTATGCGAAACAGTGCAGGAAGAGCTAAACAAAGTGCTTCCCAAGATTCGGCAAACTTTTTATTCTTTGAGAACAAGCGAGGCTTTAACTTCGTTTCTATCGATACACTTTTAGAAAATAAAGAAAATATCAATACAGAATTCAGTTTCGGTAATGGTGTTCAAAACCAGTCTACATCTTGTGGAATGGGTGTTGTAACCGACACAATTGATACATTAGATATTCAAGATTGCTACGATGTCCTAACAAACATTCGCAACGGCATGTATGCTTCTAAACTCTATTCATATGATTTATATACAGGCGAAACATACGAAAAAGACTACGATTATTTAAAAACATTTCCTAATACCGAAAGTACTGATAGAGGATTAAAAAATTCTCCACTCGTTCAATTCTGGGGTGAAAACATCGGAGATTTTCCATTGATGAAATTAGACAACAAAGGTGAAAATCCTTTGACTAAAAAACCTCTCTCAAAGAGAATGTTTAACGTCTTTAATCCAAGTGGTGGAGTTGATGTTGTAACCAGCGACCAAACCGAAAGAAATTGTATTATTCGTGAAGAATTGGGCGCACAAGCTTATGTTCAAAAACGCTTAAGCCAACTGGCTAGATGGGCTATTTTTAGAATTATCATGACAGTTGCTGGTAACTCAGTTCATACCGTTGGAAACGTTGTTAAGCTTGATTTAAAAGATTTTGCGTTTAGAGGAAACTATACAGATTTTACTGAAAAGGATTCTAACTTTTATAACGGTTATTATTTAATCACTTCTCTAAGACACTCTCTTACCAAAGATAAATACCAGATGACCATGGAAGTTGCTAGAGACAGTTCAACATCCATTATTACAAACCCGAAAGAATTATCAAATGACGTTACCTAAGATTAATGCACCAATATTTTCCACCATTCTCCCTTCTACTAAAAAAGCTGTAGAATTTAGACCATTCCTTGTTAAAGAAGAGAAAAGTATTCTTCTAGCTTTAAGAGATGGTACTTCAGAATCTATCTTTCAAACAATTAAAGATATCATCGAAAGTTGTACATTTGGAAAAATAGATGTAAATAAGCTCACAGTTTTTGATGTTGAACATATGTTTATTCAACTTCGTATCAAGTCCAAGGGCGCGAATGTCAGCTTAGCTTATACTTGTCTTGGTCAAGTTGATGGTAAAACATGTAATCATCAGAACACAGTTACATTCGATTTAAACAATGTTTCTGTCGAAACTGGTGAAGGACATACCAAAAGAATTATGATTACAGACACAATCGGTATGAATATGAGATATCCTTATTTCAACGAAATGTCTACTTACGTATCAGCTAAAAATAGTAATGATATGTCAACAGTTTATAAAATTGCTAAACTTTGTATTTCTGAAATTTTCGAGGGGGATATTATCTATGATTCATTTACCTCAGAAGAACTTCAAGAATGGATTGAAGATTTAGACCCCGATAATTACCAAAAAATTGAAAACTTTTTCAATACCATACCAACAGTAAAATCAAAGGTTGATATTTGCTGCTCTAAATGTGGGAATAAAGCTATTATTCCTTTGGAGGGTTTGGAAAGTTTTTTGGGTTAATTATAGGCGGGGATGAACAGTTATACGCTTATTATAAACTAAACTTTTTTTTAATACATAATCATAAATATTCATTAGAGGCATTAGAAAATATGCTTCCGTTTGAACGTGACATGTATCTAACACTTTTCGAAGTACAGTTAGAAGAAGAGAATAAGAAAATTGGTCAAGCGAACGAACGAGGATATGTGTAAATGATACAAAAAATAAAGGAAACATGCTACGACCAATTTGAGAAAAGACGAGAACTTGTTTCTGTTGTCGTGATTTTTTGCATGTTCACAATTCTTTATATTATGTTCGCAGCTAAAACTACACCAATCTACATAACGATTGTTGATAATTCATATTGGCTTTTAGGTTCTGTTGTCCTTGGTTATATCTTTGGTAGAACCATTGGTGATTTTGCTGGTAAGAGAAGTATGAAAAGTTTGTTTACTCAAACCATTTCAGAAACATCAGCACCAGTTGAAGAAGTAGAAGATACACCTCCTAAAACAAAGAAAAAACGTGTAGAGAATAAGGAACTTATTTAATGGCTTTACCAAAGGTTCCTAAATCACATCCAAGATATGTTACAAAAAACACCACGACTAAAGGTATGTCTGGTGCTATTGCTTCTAAAATTCCTTTCATTGAGAATATTGTAGGGGCTGTGGAATCTGAATTTCCCGGTTTTAAAGATGTTTTCTTTAAAAAAGAAAAAGGTCAAAGAGTCTTAGAAGATGGTTCTTTCAGAAATTCTAATATTGATAATAAAACTTTAGAAAGTATTGATACAACCTTAAAAATTATTTCTCTAAATACCTCTGAAATTGTTCGTAACACAAATCCTCTCGAAGGTTTGTTAAAGATGCTTATTGAACATGTGGATGATGTTGCTGTTGAAACAAGAGTTACTCATAATTTAATGAGAATTCTAAACAACTATAATAAAAGCAATTATGATTTTATGCGAGGTGCTTTTCAAAATTCTAAAGAGAAATCTCGTAATGACCAGTTCGAAGAATTGGTTGATAAAACACGTTTCAAAAGAGTTCAACGAACTGTTCCAACTCTTTCTCCAACTCAAGAGAAAAAGGAAAAAGAAGGTAATGGTATTTTAGATTTAGGCGGAGGACTTCTCAAAAAATTTATGGGAGGTGGTGTAGGAAGCTTATTAACAAACATTACAAAATTTGTTCCTATTCTTGCTGGTCTCACAACATTAATTCCTGTAATCACCGCTGGTTTCTCTGCATGGGAAGATTCTGAAAAGGTCGAAGGTGCAGGTAACAAAGCTAAAGCTTTTGGTAAAGGCTTTGGTAAACAAATGTGGAACTATGGTGAAACTGCTGTTGATAAAGTCGGTAGCTTCATTGAACCTATGATGACCGGTGAAGATAGTAAAGGTACTATTGGTAGAAACATTTTAGAATTAATGGGAAATGGTATTGGGATTTTAATCGTGCCGTTTCAAAAAGCTTTAGAAGAATATTCTAAAAACGCTGATGTTGGAACCATTTTAAAAAGTGCTTTCATGGGATTTGTTGATAGTATTGTCGCAACTGTCAAAAGCTTTTTTACTATTCTTAAGGATAATACTTTCCTCGGAACGTATGGTAAATGGATAGATAGCACTCTTGAAAAAGTATTCATGCCAAAATCCCAAAAAGCTCCAGAACAAAAGCCAAAAGAACCTGAAGCTTTTAAAAAGACTGAGGAAGTACCTAAAGATTTAACTGTAAAGTCTGAAACTCCAAAAGATTTGAATACCCCAAGTCCAGAAATTCATGATAAATCTCCAGAAAGTTTATTGGACGTTCCAGCGGTTCAACAAGTTCCAGCAATTCCAAAAGTTACAAAAAAAGATGACTCTTTAGAAAAGGTAATGAAAGTTACTATCCTTGAAGAAAAAATTCAGCGTTATAAATACCAGCCCCAACAGGGACCGGGAATGGATAAACCTAATCAGAATATTGTTAGTGCGCCCGTTACAAACAATGTTAAATCAAATACAATTATTTCATCTAAGGGTACTCGAAACCCTCTATCAAACGAGATTATAAAATCAAATATTTCTTTATAATAAAAAAGACCCCGAAGGGTCTTTTTCTTATTTCTTAGTGGTTTTTTGTTTCTTTAGAAGAGCTTCTAAATCATCAAGACTTTCTAAGTCGCTATCATCACTAAAATCTGGTGTTTCAGATTTATCAGCAACAATATCAGCTAGAGTCTCTACAATAGCTTCCTCAGATACTGGGGATGCCAATTCCTCATCTAAGAGGTCATCCGCATCGTCTAGAACTGTATCAGAAGCAGAGCTTGTATTACCTATCTCAGAACCAATAACATACGCTAAACGTTTTTCCAAATCATCATATGATGGGAAGTGTTCTGCGGCTGTAAATTCGGCTAGAGAATATTCGCTTTTCCAAACTTGTTCCAATTTTTCTTCGTCACCGTTGAAAAGAATAGATTGATTTTGGAAGGAAGAACCTTCGTATGTATCGAATGCATCTTTTTTAGCAATTACGAGTTTAAAATTAGCACCGTCTACAAATGAGAATGGGTCGATTGGTTCTTCACCAAAACCTTCTGCTGGAGTGTAGGCAGCTGAAATTTTATCAGCAATTTGTTTTGTGTATTTAAAAAGGAATACTTTACCTTCATTTTCTGGATTAGCTGGGTCTTTCAACACAACAATATTAGAAATGAATTTTGTAAGATGTTTAAATTTGTTTGCATACTTACTGTTTTTCTCTTTGTCATTTTTATCGTAGTGGTCGAAATAGTGTTGACAAATAGGGCATTTCCCACCAATAGTTGTAGGACATGGTGTGATTAACCAACGACCATCAATATTGACAGTGTGTTCATGATATTTAATAAAAGGAACTTGGTCATTTACGCTTGGGGGTAAGAAACGGATAAGTGCGGAAGCATTACCGTCTTTATCTTTTTGTGGTTTGTAGAATCTATCATCCACAAAAGATTTTTTTGTCTTCTTTAGCTTT